GTTGGCGGGGTCCCAGAACAGAACCTCATCGCCTCTGTGTCGCCTGGTATGGTCAGCGACGTTGGCGGCTTTGGTTCTGCCCTCCTTGGCGCACATGACGCAGAGGGGGTTGAGGGCTAGGTGGCGTGCCCGGTGTTTCTGCCAGCGGGCGGTCTTGTACCAGCTCTTGTATTCGGGCTGGGTCATGGGTTCGCCCCGCGATCAACGGTCTATGACTAGGGTTTGCCTGTTGGGGTGGCCGTGTCGGGGGCGAATTGGAATGTGGGGGAAAGCGTTTGCTGCGATCCGTAGCCAGCCGTCGCCGTAGCTCAGAACATGGAACGAATCAGGCGCACAACGCCTAACTACAATCTGTATCGCATAGCCGACGCAGCGACACAAGGGGTGGTGTTCAACGTGGCGGGACATGTTTTGTCCACTGTCCAGTCTCAAGCCACCCACGGTCTATAGGCTGATAGCCTCTTGAGCCGCCGATGATGGCGCGCTTTCCGGTCACGGTGTTGACCTGGTAGAGGTGAGCGCCAGTGTCGCGGACGGTTTTCCATGCAGCGAGGGAGCGGAGCCAGTTCAGGAGGCGCGTCACTTCCCTGCCCTCGCCTGGTTAACTTGCTCGGCGGCGCCCTCCCATTCATCAGGAGTGCGCTCTGTGTCCATAAATCGGAGCGGGTGGCCTTCGTGCGCGAACAGGAAGTCGTGCAGCGCGGCAATGTGCTCGGGCGTCGCATAAAGGTATGTGCGCTCTGGGGGCCACCCTTGGCCGATCCACAGGCTCTTGTTGCACTGGTCGCAGCCGACCTCGTATGTCCGGCTCATCCTGCCCTCACATGGTCTATCATAGCGGTGAAGGCTTCACGGGCCTGACGCTTGGTTATGTCATGTTCTCCCGGATCATGCTCGCCTCCTGTATGCCATGACCCCTCTCTGACCATCCCCTCGTCAGGCGTTCTCAGTTCGGAGAGGATGGCGTCGATGATCTCGGCTCCAATGCCCTCGCGCTCCTCGTCATACTCGAAATCATACTCCTTGAGCTTAAGGACTATAGCTTGGATCAGCCTCTCGCGCATGGTCTTGGTCATGGGGTTATTCACCTACCGTAATAAACGGGTATTTTCTAACAGCCTTGATAAACTTCTCAACATGGCCCCAATCCATTCCGCCGCTAAATTCGCTTTTCCCTCTCAATATATCGAGAACGACACTTTCCAAAATCGCCTGCATTTCCAGGTGCAGATTTTCAGAACCTTTATGTTCCTGCTCAATTGTTCCGCCCAAAACGTCCAAAACGGCGTCAGAAACTACAAACAGCCGCTCTTCAAACTCGTCGTCTGTTTCTAACTCTCCCCTTATGGGAGCAGTCAAAAGGGCATTGTATATTTTGTCTCTCAGGTCGTCGCTCACGCCGCCCGCTCCCTTCTCTCCCGCGCCCGATAGTCAAACTCCTGCCATGCGAGCGCGAGGTTTTCGCAGGCCGTGCGGACCATAGCAGCCTGAACGTCTGGCCGCTTCTCCCGCGTCTCGTCTTCAACCGTTTTGCGCCAGCGGGTCAGAACTGCCGGGCTGTCCGTGGGGGCGAGAAGCGCCCGCAACAGCTTCGCATTGACCGGACCGACATTGCCCATGATGGCCCTCAGATCGCCCATCGCGTCAATCATGGTCTGCGAGACGTTCTGGCCGGGAGCGCCCTCGCAGGAGGTATCTACCCGCTCGCCCTGGTCCGGCTTCTCATGGCCGAACGCGACGCCTATCAGCACCTCCAGCCGACGCACCGCGATAAGCTGGGGATCGGTCATCGCCTTGCGCTCATGCAGCAGGGCGAACACGTCCAGCCTGCGGGCGTTAATGATCCGGTGTTGTTCGTCAACGGTGACGAGGGCTCCCCGCGCCACAAGGTCCGCAGCGTCCCGCTTTCTGGCGAGCATCAGGGCTGCATGGGCGGCGGGGTCTGTGGGCTTGCGGCGGCGGCTCATACGGTCCCCTTGATCTGATCTCTGAGCCACATGGCCGGGTGTCGGAATCCCTCTGCTTCCATACGTTCAGCAAGGGAGCGGATGGCCGCTACGGCGAGGCTTTCCGGGTCTAGGTCGATAACCCACTGGCTACGGCCCTTCTGGCGGATAAGCTCTGTGTCTAGGGCTTCTGCTAGGCGGGGGATTAGGGTCATGGCCTAGAACGGAATATCGTCATTCAGGTCCGGCGAGGCCGTGCCGGTGCTGGTTTCCGAACCCGTCTTGCGGTCTTCAAGGTCGTAGAAACTGACAAACCCATTCCAGCCTTGGCCGACAGGAACCGCGTCAATCTTGAGGCTCATGTTCCCGTCGTCGTAGCGGAACAGCGTCCCGATGGTGGTATATCGTTTCTTCTCCGAACCGTTGCGGTCGGTGTAGGTGCCGGTGACGGCTACGGCTCGTTTGTGGGGGGTCATCTTCGACATGTCAGGCTGCTCGCAATTGCTGGGGGACTTGGGTTTCGGGGTGATCGGGAGGCGGGCCTAGCGAGGAGGCCCAACGGCCTGTTGCTCGCCAGTTATCGACCAGGGCGCCCCAATCGACGCCGCCGGATGGGTTATCCGCATCGACGCCGTAGAAGCCTTCACGTAGGCGCTGGAACGATTTTGGCTGACAGACGAAATCAAAATCAGCACGCCAACCCCGGTCGTTCTCGCCACGGCAATGCTTGCTCGCTGCCACGCCTCGCAGGGCTTCCCGCCATCCGTCCAGCCCGGCCACGTTGAGCCGCGCCCGCAAATGTTTCCGACGTTCCGCCGTGAACTCTTTTGCCAGCGGAAGACCAAGCCTCCGGGCCATGCTGTTCCACTCACCGAAAGCGGCCTCCGCGTCGGCTGTGCTGACAGAGGAACCCTTGGGTTCCGATATGGTAGCTTTAGCTACCTCTGGTTCTGGTTCTGAAGAATGGCAGAGCAAACCGCTAGCAATTGCTACAGCAGAATTGTTTGTTTTCAATGCCTTGGCATTGCCACCACGAGTTCCAGCTTCCGCGCGTTTGATCGACTTTTCTTGCGCTTTTTCGAGTTCTATCGTCAGCCGACGATTGACGATTTCGTCCCCATCAACGTCGAAAAACGCTAGAACGTCGGCCGCAATTTTAGACCACCTGGAGACAGTGCAGCCGGTCACGCGGGCCAGCTTTCTCGGGTCATTAGGGAGCCGCCCCTCAGAGCGCCACATCGTGAACAGCAGCAGCAAATAGGCGCCGTGTTGCTCCGTCGTGAGGTGCCGGGTGTCGCCAAGATAGTCGGCGACGTAGAACTGCATGAAGGGCGCGCTCACCTGATAGCCTCCGCAGCCTTACGCACCGCTTCAGCCCGCCTCAGGGCTTCCTCGGGGTCGCACTTGGCGATCTGGCGAGGGGAGAGGCCAAGCTGGCGCGACGACACCCCTAGCTGGCGCGGGCTGACGCCAAGGGCGCGCGGGTTCGTGCGGTCCTTCCTCATGCGACCCTCGGCAGATCACGGATGGCGCTGCACTCGATGCGAACGAACGTCTCAGCGTCCGCAGTTGGGCCTTGCCGGTTCTTGGCGATGATCCACCACAGCCGGTTTTTGCATTCGGCCAGGTTCTTGACGTAGCGCCCGTAAGCCGTGTCATCGGCGATCTCGTCGCCGGTCTTAACGGGCTCTTTGATGTAGTATTCCGGGCGATAGAGGAACATGACCACATGGGCGTCCTGTTCCAGCTCACCGGCCCAGCGGAGGTCTGACAGGCCCGGCCTGCGGTCCTTGCCCTCGCGCTTCTCAACGTCGCGGGAAAGCTGGCACAGGGCGATAACGGGGACTTCCAGCGCCTTCGCCATTTCACGCAGGGCGCCGGAAATCTCGCCGATCTCCGCAACCTTGTTATTCATGTTCCGTTCGGGCCGCAGAAGGCCCAGGTGGTCAACGATGATACAACCGGGCTCCACACCAGCCTTGCGCCAGTTGCGGACGATCCTGCGAGCTGCGGAGGAGACTTGCGCGACGCTCAGGGCCGGGCGGGCGTCGAACATGACAGGCCAGCCGGACATTTCCTTGGTTGCGCGTTGCAGACGGTCCCACTGTCCGGGATCGAGCGAACCCCATTCGGCCTTCGAATAGGACGGGTTGCTGTCCTCGCCGGAATACTGAATCTCATGCTGGTTGAAGGCCACGTCGCAGGCCATGCGAAGGCCAAGCTCAGGCTCCGTCATTTCGAGGGAGAAGAAGGCGACGCCCTTTCCCTGCATGGCGACGTTCTTTGCAATCGACAGAGCAGCGGAGGACTTGCCCATGCCGGGGCGTCCAGCGAGGAGCGTAAGCTGCCCCTTGCGGAGCCCCCCGGTGATCCGGTCAACCTCTTGCAGCCCGATACCCACGCCGGGCATCCCGCGCCGCTCACGGGCCGTCTGGATGGCCTCTTGAGCCACGAAGGCCAGAGGCTTCCACGCCTCCCTAGAAACGCCGTCACGGGCGATCTCTGCGGCCCCGCGCTCCAGGTAGGACAGAACCTCATCTGAAGTGCTGTCGGCAATCTGGTGCGCGGCCTTGCTGACCTCTTCCGTCAGCCGGGCGATCTCTCGCCGGGCGGCGCGGTCCAGAACAATCGCAGTATAGCTTTCCACCGCCCACGGGGACGCAGTGTCCCAAACATCGGCGAGCCACTCCTGCCCGCCCATCTTGGCAAACCCGGCGTCACCGGAGAGGGCTGCGGAGACGGTCAGAACGTCCGCCCTGCCCGCGCGCGTCTGTTTCAGAACCTCCGACCACACCAGCGCATGAACGCCGTCGAAGAAGTGTTCCGGGCGGACGCGATCTAGCGCATCGGTGCAATCGTCCGGCGAGGCCAGAGCAGATCCGATCAGCGCAATCTCAGCTTCAATGGAATGGATCATTTTAGACCACACGTCGCGTCCGCGTGGCGATAGGTAATCTCTGCGGCCTGTTGCTTTCCAAGCAGCGCGACCAGCGCACCGATGGAATAGGCCAGCATTCCCGCCGCGATCTGGACCCGTTCAGCGTCGTTTTCCGCCTGCATGATGGCGTCCGAAACTGCTTGAGCGGAAAGGGGAATTTGCGTCACGGCTGCACCCACGCTTTCCCGGCGTGGCCGAAGATCACGCGGCCATCGTTCAGTCGGACGAATGAGGAAAAGCCGCCATGCTCCAGACAGGCGGTGACGTAGCGGTCATCACCCGCCCCCAGGTCGAGCGGAGGACCGCCAGCGGTGTTGGTCGTAACCAAGCTGGCGTGATAACGACGCTCGCTGTCGTCACGCATCCCCTCGACATACATCTTGGTATTAACGGCCTTCGGAGAGCGCCCGATGATCTTGGACACGTCCTCGCAGATCGCGTTGCGGGTTCCGCCCTTGGAAACACGGGTGCGGAGGATGCCCAGCTCGTCAGAGGACCACGGGCCAGCGGTAGGATGGGCGTATTCCATCAGGCCACCTTTTTGGCGAAGTTGGGTTGGCTGAACCCGGCCCAGCTTTTCGGCATGGTGCCGAGCATCACGCGGGCGTGGGTCGGGCAGTAGGTCTTGCCCTTGGTCGGGTTGCAGCAAGAGCGGGTATCAGCCCCCTCGCCGTCCACCGGATAGGCGCACTCGCCGAACTTGCGGGAGGTCCACACACGGGGCTCAATGGCGACCGTAGCAGCTACCTCCCGATACTCTGCCCGAGGCGAGCGGACGGGCGGCGGAACCACCATCACCGCGCCATTGCCAGCCACCACCAGCTTGAGCTTGGGGCGTTGGAAGCCACGCGTGAACACCGGGGCCAGCTTGGCAGGCTTCGCAACCTTTTCGGCCTTGAAGGCGTTGTTTGTCTTGGGATGGGTCTTCTGGCGCGTGGCGCCCGGCTTCATCGCTCCGATGCGGTGCAGCTTGCCCAGAACCGCAGAGCGGGTGATTTCCATTCCCGCGTTGGTCAGCTCATCGGCGATCTCCCCGCCGGACTTGCCAGCGGTCCACGCGGCGACGACCTGGCGCACAACATCGTCGGTCCATTCAAACTTCACGATCTGGCCTCACGGGTCTGGAAGGGTCGGGATGGGATCGGGCGCTTGATGCCCTTGGCGAACCCACGGGATTGAAGGCGGGAGGGCTTGCGGTCGCCTGACAGGCGCTTGTGGATGCGCTTCACACCGGCCCGGTCGGCTGCGTCTTTGGCCGTCTTCGGCTTGTCGCAGGGGCCGCAAAGAAACCGCAGGTTCGCATCATCATCCGCACCGCCCATCCAAAGCGGGATGCGGTGGTCAATGACTGTTCCGGCCATCGGAACCTTGGCCCCGCACTCGCACCGGCCATTGCAGGCGAGGTAGATGCGGAGGCGGCGGGCCTTGGTCATTGCGCCGCGAGGGGTGGGTTGGACGGGCTCACGCATCACAGGGCCAAGGCCTCTTGCACGGGCTTGGCGACGGGTTCGGCGAACAGTCTCGGCTGGCGGTAGGCCTCTTCGATGCGACGACAGGCTATGTCGAAGTAGCTGGGCTCGCGTTCGATGCCGAAGAAGGTGCGGTCGGTCAGGGCGCAAGCTACGCCAGTGGTCCCTGACCCCATGAAGGGGTCTAGGATCGTGCGAGAATCGGGAAGGAACCCGAGACACCACGACATTAACTCGACGGGCTTCTGCGTCGGATGGTTTTTCTCATATCCGGTCACACTCTGCCGAAACATTTTCGCGGGGCCGCCAAGGCTCGTCCAAGCCTGCTCGCACATCGCCAGAGAAAAGTTCTCAGGCTGCAATTTGTCCCAGATCAGAAACCGTTGCGTCGGCGGAAGGTCGAAATAGTTCCCGCCCCAGATGATCTGAGCGCCGGAAGCGGCCCGCAATTCGTTCAGCAGTTCGGCGGCGGGTGTTTCCGCGTCCCAATCGAGCCTAGCATGGGCCTGCCGAACCGGATTGGCCGCGATCCCGATCCCATACGGCGGGTCAGTCACCACCGCATCGACCTTGCCCAGCGTGGGGAGAATGTCCCGGCAGTCACCGAGGATCAGGCGGCAATCGCCGATGATCTCTTCGCGGCTCATCGCACCACCTCAGCCCGGAGCTTGGCGTGGGTAGCCGCTACCGGGGCCTTGCGGGTGTCGTGCTGCCTGCGGGTGTCGCCGGACTTGAGCGCCAGTTGGTGAGCGTCCCAAGCGGCTTTGCGGGCCTTGGCGGCCTTGGCCGTGCGAAGTTTGCCCAGAAGGTTGAACATGGTTAGCGGCCCTTGCCAAAAAATGGGCCGCTCGCCTGCTCGATAGAACGAACGGCCCAGTTTGGGGAGGATGCCCTCGCGGGCCGGTGGTCGCCTGTTTGGCGAATGGGGGTCATGCTGCACGATCCGCAAGCTCTGCCTCTAGGGCTGCCTGAACGTCGCGCACGGTTTCCAACTTTGGGGATTTCCCGTTTTGCCAATCCGACCAGGTTGCGGGACGCTTGTTTGCCCGGCGCATGATTGTGCCAATGGGGATGCGCGCGGCTTTGGCGCGGCTGCGGATGTCTTCAAGCATGGGGTCAAGCTGCTTCATGCGTCTACGCTACCGCGAAAGAAAAATGTTCGCAATAGCGTTTTCCGGGTTGACCGCATTTTCGTTTAGGCGTCATATGTTGTCTCCAACAGGGAGCGCAGACATGCACCTCGACGACACCAGCCCCGAAGGCGCTGCGTATATCGCGGACCACCTGAACGACATCGACGGCCTGCATTACTGCGGCGACTGCGATGACGTTTTCAGCGACGCCAAGGACACCGACTACGGTGTCAACAATGAGCGCACCTGCAAGCGGTGCTGCATCGAAATCAACACGGGTGCCCAATGAGCGCGCCCCTTTCCTTCACCCGTAGCCCGGTGCGTCAAAGTCCGGCCACCACAAGCGCGGTTGAAACGTCCCCGGCGCCCGCCCCCCGCGCCGGGGACACCCTCTTCCGCCGCAGGTTCAACGGTGGGTTTCGCGTCCTGTGGCATGTCGGCGGTGAGCCGGTGTTTCGCGACGAAACCGGCAAGGTTCGCCCGGTGAGCCTGCCCACCCTGTGCGCCCTTCGCCGCCGCCTCTGGACGATGGCCCGTGACGCCAGCGGACGCGAACGGGACCGCCTGTGCGTCCTCTGGGCCGAAGCTGAAGAAGCCTACACCGACACGCTGCGTTGGCGTCAAGCCGCCGGGTGGGTGTCGTGAGAGCCGCCCGCTACGCCCTCGCCGCCGTCCTTTGGTTCGGCTTCCTGTTCTCTCTGATCGTGGTGGCGCTGTGATCGCCCTCGCCCCCGCCATGAAGGCTGACCTTGCCAGCCTTGGCGCTTCCGCCCGTCGCCTCGAAACCATCGGGGCCGGTGCGTGGACAACTGCAACCGCCATCAAGCGCGCCCGTGAAGAGCTGGCGAGCCTGGAGCGAACCATTCGTCAGGTCAGGAAGGGATTGCCGAAATGAGCGCGCCAACTTGGACGCCGGGGCCTTGGGAGATCCATCACCGGCATGGTGTGAGCGATCAATTTGACATCATGCCTGTTGCATCGCGTGGGTGTGGCTGGGTGACGCTTCCTGATGATGACCCCGCTGGAGTGGGGGAATATATGCAGGTTGGGGGGCTATGCACTATTGCCACGGCCCGCCTTATCGCCGCCGCTCCTGATCTGGTGGGGGCTCTGAAGGGGCTCTACGACGCCGTTGATAGTTGCTGCGAGTTGACGCCGAAAGTGCTCGAACGCGCCCGCGTCGCTCTCACCAAGGCGGGCGCAGCATGATCCGCGTCCTCCGCGACGCCGCCTCGCTGGCCGCGATCATCACCTTTGTCTGGGCGGTCTGCTCCCTTGCCGCTGCCCTTGAACCCTTCGCCATGAGAGGCGCCGCATGAGCCGCTTGACCACCCGCCAGGAAGCCGAGGCCATCGAGCAGTTCGGCGACGACCTGATGAAGCTCACCAAGACGTTCTGCGACGGCTTCGCGCTGGACGCCGTCGATCGCGTCAACGCGGTCCCGGATCAGGAGAAACTGGAGACCATCGCGAAGGCCTTTCAGGACCTGGGCCAGAAGATCAGCGCCGAGTGCGACGAGGCCGAGGAGGCCGCCGACCGACGCCGGGCCAACCCCCTCGAACCCCGCGCCCCCTACCCCTTCTGTCGGACGCCCACCGAGTGCGCCGGCAAGGGCTACTGCCCAAAGGAGATCGCCTGCAATGACTGACGCTCCAGACTTCGCCGTCCTCACCGCGGCCAAGGTGCCGGTGCGAACCTTCGCCGACCGCAAGGCCGCGCTGGCCTTCGCTGACGCCAACGTCGCTGCGTTCGGGCTCCTTACCGTGGTCCGCATCGAGCGGATCATCCGCACCACCCGCCTGCGCACGGTGCGCTACCACCCGCAGCCGGACGACCTGGCTATCCCGGGGATGGCCCGATGATGGCCGCCGTCTTCCTCGCCGGGGCTGCTGTCGGCGCCCTGCTCTACGGAGCCTTCCGAATGTTCGGAGAGGCCGCCCGTCTCGATGACGATCTCAACCAGTTCTGAAAGGACCGAACATGAACGCCGTGACCAAGGTTGAGGAATCCCCCCTCGCCGCTCCAGACGCCAACGCCATCGTCAGCATGATCGAGCGCGCCGCCCTCGACCCCCGCGTGGACATGGACAAGATGGAGCGCCTGCTCGCCATGCAGGAGCGCATCTTCGACCGCAACGCCCGCATGGCCTACGCCGGCGCGCTGGCGACCATGCAGCCGCTCATGCCGGTCATTACCGAGCGCGGGGGGATCAAGAACCGGGATGGCGAGATCCAGTCCCGTTACGCACTCTGGGAAGACATCAACGACGCCATCAAGCCGATCCTCGCGGCGCACGGCTTCGCCCTGTCCTTCCGCACCGGCACGACCGCCGAGGGCAAGATCACCGTCACCGGCATCCTGAGCCACCGTGAGGGCCACCAGGAGGAGACGACGATCTCCCTCCCCCACGACAGCAGCGGCAGCAAGAACGCCGTGCAGGCTGTCGGCTCGTCCACGTCCTACGGCAAGCGATACACCGCGACCGCCCTGCTGAACATCACCAGCCGGGGCGAGGACGACGACGGCAAGGCCGCGCCGAATGACTTGATCGACTCCGATCAGGTCGATGAACTGGTCGCGCTCATGGACGACGTGGGCGCCGACCGCACCCGGTTCATGAACTTCCTCAAGATCGACACCTTCGCCCATCTCCCCAAGCGCCGGTTCCGCGAAGCGATCGACGCCCTCGAAGCCAAGCGGGGGCGTTGATCATGGAGATCGTCCAAGGCAGCGAGGCTTGGTTCGCCGCCCGCGCCGGCAAGGTCACCGCCTCGCGCGTGGCCGATGTGATCGCCCGGACCAAAACCGGCTACGGCGCCTCGCGCGCCAACTACGCCGCCGAGCTGATCGCTGAACGCCTCACCGGGACCACGGCGCCCAGCTTCACCAACGCCGCCATGCAGTGGGGAACCGACACCGAGCCCAAGGCCCGGGACGCCTACTGCTTCCGGCATGACGTTGATGTCGTCGAGATCGGATTCATCGACCACCCGCTGATCGCCATGACCGGCGCGAGCCCCGATGGCCTGATCGGCGAGGAGGGGCTGATCGAGATCAAATGCCCCAACACGGCGACCCACCTAGACACCCTGCTCGGTGAGACGGTCCCGGCCAAGTACGTCACGCAGATGCAGTGGCAGATGGCCTGCACCGGCCGGGCCTGGTGCGACTTCGCCAGCTTCGACCCGCGGCTCCCGGCCAGCATGAGCCTGTTCGTCCGCCGCGTGGCGCGCGACGAGGATCTGATCGCCGAGCTTGAGCGCGAGGTGACCGCCTTCATCGCCGAGATCGACGAGAAGGTGGCCCGCCTGAACGAACGCTATGCGAGGGCCGCGTGACCCTTGCGCCTACCAGACACCCCGGAGGTAGAGGCTGCGCGAGCATGGTGCAGAGCCGTGCTGCGCGCCTTCCCCGGGGCCACGATCACCGTCGCAACGAAGGGACGGGCGGCGCCTCAAACGCCGTCCGCTTCGACCGATGACCCCTATGCAATTCCAATGGACGGGCGAGGCGATGATGCCCCGCCTCCCGCGCCACGCTGACCGGCTGTTCACGGTCGGGCAGGTCTACACCCTGGTCGAACATGCCGAGCGGTCCAGCGCCAGCCACCGCCACTACTTTGCCCTGATCAACGAGGCGTTCAACAGCCTCCCGGAACACATCGCCGACCGCTGGTCCACGCCGGACCATTTGCGGAAGTGGTGTCTGATCCGCGCCGGCTATCGCGACGAGCGGTCCATCGTCTGCGCCTCGAAGGCCGAGGCCCTGCGGGTCAAGTCCTTCATCCGGCCGATCGATGACTTCGCCGTCGTAGTCGCCTCCGAGGCCGTCGTCACAGTCTACACCGCCAAGAGCCAGTCGGTGAAGGCGATGGGCCGGGCCGAGTTCCAGGCATCGAAGGACGCCGTGATCACCGCCCTCGCCGACCTGATCGGCGTTGAGCCGACCACCCTATCCAGACAGGAGATTGCGGCATGATCCGCACCGAACAATACACGATCCCACGCCGCTGGTTTTCCAGCCTCCCGCCCATCACGGTGGAGATTTCATGCGCTGCTGATACGCCCGCCGGGGTTCGGCTGGGTATGGCGGTTCGGGTGGCTTTTGGCCAGAAGGCCAACCTGCGCGATGCCGTCCTGCGCGATGCCGACCTGAGCGGTGCCGACCTGCGCGGTGCCGACCTGCGCGATGCCGACCTGAGCGGTGCCGACCTGAGCGGTGCCGACCTGCGCGGTGCCGTCCTGCGCGATGCCGTCCTGAGCGGTGCCGACCTGCGCGATGCCGTCCTGCGCGATGCCGACCTGAGCGGTGCCGACCTGCGCGATGCCGACCTGCGCGATGCCGACCTGAGCGGTGCCGACCTGCGCGGTGCCGACCTGAGCGGTGCCGACCTGCGCGGTGCCGACCTGCGCGGTGAAAAAGTCACCCGCTGCTTCGCCCGCATTGAACGCGATGACGGCTACACGTTCCTCGCTTTTGAGCTTGAGGCTGGTGGCATGAAGATCGCCGCCGGGTGCCGCTGGTTCACGCTGGCTGAGTTCCGCGTCCATGTTTCCGAAGCCTACCCCGACACGCGCAAGGCTTTGGAGACACTGTGGATTCTGGACGCCATCGAGCGCCGGGCGGCTGACCTGGGGATTTCCGCATGATCCGCCCCCGCCACCTTATCACCTATGCCATCTGCCTGGCTGTGTTGGCTGGGGTTATTTACCTGGAAGCGTGGGTGTCGTGATGGGGCTGTCCTTCGGATCCGTCTGCTCCGGCATCGAGGCCGCGTCTGTCGCGTGGAAGCCGCTCGGCTGGAAAGCTGCCTTCGTCTCCGAGATTGAGCCGTTCCCCCGCGCCGTGCTGGTGCACCACCACCCGGAGACCCCGCTGCATGGCGACTTCACTACGATCGAGGCCGGCCAATACGAGCCAATCGACCTTCTGGTCGGAGGAACACCTTGCCAGTCTTTCAGCATCGCCGGGCTCCGCGGCGGATTGGACGACGACCGTGGCAACCTGGCCCTCGAATATCTTTGGCTGGCTGACCGACTGCGGCCCCGGTGGCTGGTTTGGGAGAACGTCCCCGGCGTCCTGTCGTCGAACGGAGGACGGGACTTTGGAGCCATTCTCGGGGGCATGGTCGAACTCGGGTATGGCGTCGCCTACCGAGTGCTTGACGCTCAGCACTTCGGAGTGGCCCAGCGACGGCGCCGCGTGTTCGTTGTCGGATATCTTGGAGACTGGCGACGTGCCGCCGCGGTTCTTTTTGAGCGCGAAAGCCTGTCAGGGCATCCTGCGCCGCGCCGAGAAGCGGGGGAAAAGCCTGCCGCTACCATTAGCTCGCGCCCTACAGGCAGCGGCGGACTTGGAACCGACTTCGACCTAGACGGCGGGTGCGTAGTGACCGCGCCGACGCTGCGAGCTGGCGGGAACAAGACTGGCGGCGACCGGCCCTATGGAACGGACGTCGACACCTGCGACAGCCTGATCATGGCATTCGACACGACGCAGGTCACAAGCAAGGCGAACCGCTCAAGCCCGAAGCCGGGCGATCCCTGCCACCCGCTCGCGGCGGGAGCTCACGCGCCGGCCGTCGCCTACGGCCTTCGGAGCGACCTGCACCGGAGCGGCGAAGCCAAGACGCCGAGCGCCGACGCAGAGGGCCGGGTCCGCTTGCGGGATGCGGGCTTCAATCCGCTTGAGGAGATGGCCCCGACCCTAGACGCCGGGGCGCCTCACGCAGTCGCCTTCTCAATCATGCCGATGAACAGCGGCAAGGACTTCAAGGGCCGGGAGACCGACATAGCGCAGCCTGTGATGGCTGCGGGGCCTGCGGGGGGCAATCAGGGCGGGGACTACGTTGTCCAGCCCGCAATCCCGCTACAGGAGGTCGGGAAACGCACCGGGGTCAGCACCACGGACATTCGGGCAGGGCTGGGTGTCGGCGAGGCGGGCGATCCGATGTTCACGATGCAGGCGGGCGCCCAGCATGGTGTCGGCTTCGGTTCCGCCGTCCGCCGCCTGACGCCCCGCGAGTGCGAGCGGCTGCAGGGCTTTCCTGACGACTACACCCTGATCCCCTGGCGCGGCGGCATGGCCAGCGATGGCCCTCGCTACAAGGCGCTGGGCAACAGCATGGCCGTTCCTGTGATGCGCTGGATCGGCGAGCGGATCGCCGCGGTCGAGGCGCTTAATCTGGAGGCCGCAGCATGACCCCCGCTGATCTCAGAGCCCTAGAGGCTGAGAGCATGGGACAGCCTGATCTGTTTGGAGACCGAAACCAATGACCCCACCATCCAGAGACGAAGCCCGCGAGAGGCTGGCGGCTGCGCTGGACCTGCTTCCTGACGTGAAGGCCCGCCTTGCATCAGGACAGCAGCCGAACGCCTACGAGAGCGGACGCTGCTTCATCATCGGCATTGGCCCCGTGACCAACTGCCTCGCGCTGGCGGAAACCGGGACGCAGGAAGTCGCGGATATGTTCGAGCAGGCGCTGCGCCTCGCCCTCCTCTCTCCCGAACAGGGGTGGCGGGAGATCGAGAGCGCGCCGATGGATGGTCGCAGCGTCTTGGTGTTCTGCCCCCGCGCCTCAGACCACGGCTATGAACGCATCCGGCTGACATGGCGGAAAGATGGGAAATGGCAGGGCGCGAACAACACCTCATGGCCGCCCACCCACTGGATGCCACTCCCCGCCCCTCCGACCAACGGAGGTGAGTGATGGAACGCCAGACAGCAATTCGCAACGGCGAAACCGGCCAGTTTGCCAGCGCCGTGTGCCCCGATCCGAACTGCGGCGGAAGGCTGGTCGCGTCCGTTGATCGCTTCGGTCAACCCGAGTGGCGGTGCGACGGCCTGACCTATCACACGGCAACCTCCCCGCTCACCGACTGTAGAGAAACCATGCCGCGCAAGGGATGTGAGTGATGGCCCGCCTTCGCGTTGCCTGCACGTCGCTCGGTAAGAGGATCATGGCGGGCTATCCGACCAAGGACGGCCAGCGCCTCAAGGAGCCGCGCCACGACGTGACCAGTGATGTGCTTCGCGCCGTCGCTGACATGATCGAGGTCGGCCACGAAGTCACCGTCGAGTCCGATGGCGTCAAGCATTTCCGCATCGCCATTCTGCCTATCGAGGGAGGGGAGTGATGGTTCAGATCAACCAGGGGCCGGATGACAAGATTCCCGCCCGGCCCATCTTTGACCGCCCACGCCCCGGCGGGCCGCTTCTGCTGGTCGGCTGGAAACTAACCGCCCCGCTTCCATTGGTTACGCCCCCCTCCCCCAACCCACAGGACGAACGATGACCGAAGATCAGATCAAACACATGGTGGACCGCTTCCTTGGTTGGCGGCTTCCCGAGGACTTCCAGCCCGACGCCGGGATCAGCTTCAAGCCCGACTTCAATGAGAACACGCCGTTCCCGATGAAGCACCAGCCGAGCGGGACCAACCTGTTCGACGCCCGGCAGACCGAAGCGATGGTGCGCTGCATGATCGAAGGGCTCCCCGAACGATGACCCCGGCATACGACGAAGCCCGGAAGCGGCTAGAAAAACTCGCGGACGGAAGCGGGTGGGAAACCTACGGAACATCGGAGCCGCCTTCGCTCGCTGCTGACCTCCGAGCCCTTCTCTCCAGTCCCCCGGAGCCGAGTGAAGAGGAGGTGGCGGCGATACAGGTCGCCAAGCAACGCTTGAAAATTTGGGATGGTTACGGAGGCTTCAACACGCCGGAAAGTGTCATCGACCAAGCGAACGGCGTAGCGGATGCGCTTCGCGCCGTCCTCGCCCTCTTCAGGAGCCGTATCAATGGGTGAGCGGGAACTTAAGCCCTGCCCTTTCTGCGGCGGAGAGGCGGAATTGAAATTCTACGGCTCCGGTCCGGCCACCAGATCGGGGGTCAAGTGCGTAGATGTTATGTGCGCGGGTTCGATGCGGCTTCCTCTGCCTGAAGAAAACCCCGTTGCTATGTGGAACACCCGCGCCCTCGCCTCACGTCCAGCCGTGGCGGAGGGGGCTATAGGTTGGATCGATCAGGCGACGCTCGATCAGCTACTCAGCGCGCCCAAAGATCAGCGGACACGTATTCACGTTGTCGGTGTTGGGTTGGTCAAGGTCGGTGAAGCTGGCGCTCTGATCTACGCCGCTCCCACCGCCTACCCCTCCAACAGACCCCGCTCTATAAGGCGGCGGACCTGGAAATAATACGCACATCCCGCGCATTTCCCTCTTGCGAGATGCGCGAAAGCTGCTAGGTTAGGTCATCGCTTGCGGGGAATGGTTCCACGGGGCGACGGGATAAAGACCATGACCGCCTACACCGCCACATTCTCCAACGGCCAGACCATCAGCCTGAAGAACAGCAAGCGCATCAACACTCACGCCTGGCGGGCCACGATCACCCGCGCCAACGGCAGCGGCTTCGTTCAGACCGGATGGGCCGGCTCCGAGGCTCTGGCGACCAAGGCCGCCCGCGCCACCGCTCAGCTTGCCAAGCCCCAGTGGTGGGACCGGGTTCGCGATACGCGCGGCACCAAGTTCGTCCCCGACACGGTTGTGGTCGAGATCGTCGCGGCGGTGGCTCAATGAGCCGCCGCGTCATCAAGGCCGCCATCCCTGCCGATCTGCTCGACAAAATATACAAGGTCGAAGGCTGGGTCCGTGCCAAGGGCGAAGTTCGGGTCCGCCGCGCCAATGCTCTCTACGCGATCACCCGAGACAACAAGGCCGGGCAGTATGTTGCCACCCCAAAGGATGACCGCATGACCCCCGACGAATATCGAGCCGCCCTCCAGGCGCTGGGCCTGACCCAAGTCGGTGCGGGGCGGATGCTAGGGGTATCAGCTCGCACGGGTCAGACCTATGCGGCGGAAGGCCCCAGCGGGCCAGCAGCGTTCGCTATCCGCCTGCTGCTGGCAATCCCGGAAAAAGACCGGGCCAAGCTCATCGAGCAAGCCCAAGCTATTCCCCCCCCCCACCTAGCGCCACGCCTTCCACCAAGGGCGAGGCCTGACCGTCTGGGCGTGGGCGTCAACGATCTCAACGACAGCCTGCCTGCGAGCGTCACAGACAGCCACGGCGGCCTCCTGCCTCACCACCAGTGCGCCGAGATCGCCGACCGTCCCAAGCGCCGTTAATTCGGCCCTAGCGCACGGCTCCCGCAACGTCTGGGGAATGTTGATCGTCACCGGCTGGACTGTGGCGCATCCGCTCAAGCTCGCCGCGAACACTAGCGGCAAAAGCAGGGTCAAGCGGGGCGTCTGAACCTGGGGCTTGCTGCACGACATTGGCGGACCTTTCGGCTTGGGTTCGGATGGTCACTTCTGAGCGAATGACGCGCTCTGTGATTTCCCCGGTTTGCTGGTTAAGGCTGGCCTGCTGTTCGGCTGTGGCGATGCGGGCCTGTGCGGTGTGCAGGGCTTTGCGGGTTAGGTAGATATACGTCCCGCCTGCGAGGATGGCCGCGAGGAGTAGCCCGGCGAGGATGAGGCGGACTTGGGTGATCATTTGGGATAGCTCGCCCAGCTTAACTGGAAATGTGGACCATCGGGGAAACTGCGCCACCGGGCGCCAGCCTCAACGTCCACGCCAAGCTCCTTCGCCGCCGCCTCCATAGCCGTGACGATGGGCCAGAAGTGGTCCCAATCCCATGAGATTGCGCCGTTTACCACGGGGGCCAGGTCCACCGCGTGTCCGGTGATGTGGCGCGAGTTCATCGTCTTCGACTTGCCGGTCTGGACGAGATAGACCTGCCGGGCCTTCGTGCGTAGCCCTTCGGTGACGGTAAAGTCCTGCGTGGTTTTCTGGATCGCCAGCTTGACCACCCGCACCAGATCGGGATGCACACCGGCCAGACGTTCAAGGGATTTTGCGCCAAGGGCGTAGGTCATGCGTCATCCTTGTTAGGCGTTGATTCTACACTGGAAATGTGGGATTGTGAATCGTTGCGGCGGCGTGGATGGACACGCGAACCTAGCATCCAGCACGTCCGGGCTGGCCGAACTCAGTATGGCAAGGGACCGAACACGGGACCTGGGCTCAGAAAATGGTCGGTGGGGTTTCAATGCCTACAAGGACAGTGGCGACAAGCCGGTATCAAGCCCGGCCCGCAACACTGGGCGGCGACTTAGGACTGGGGTTTCTCGGACGGGTCGCCGCCCACCTTCTCTGCCGTCTTCGGTTCTGTCGAGTGCGTCCCGAATATCAGCGCCGTCGCACCACCCGAGACGGTCACGAGAAACGTCCCAAGCCCTGCGAGAAACCCGCCCCATTCGGCAAGCGAGGGTTTCGAGGTCCAGCCTGCAAAGACCGTGATCCCCACGGCAAGCCCAAGGGCTACTGCAAACAGGATGAGCCCCAGCCCCCGGCCTATCGCATACGTCTCCCCGTCAAGGCCGGTCAGCCAATCGTTCGCCAGTTTGATCAGGTTCAACCCAGAGCCCTCCTCATAACCAGCCGACACGCCGCATAGACCAGCGCCGATAGGCTCGCCGCCCCCAACGCAAAGCTAACCGCACAAAGCGCGGCAACCGCCAGAACGCCCATCCGATCACAACCCCCCAGACAATCCCCTCAGCGACCAGCGGCCAGCCGTTCATTCTCCCGGCTCCAGGTCGATTGCTCCCGGCGGCGGATGCTTCCCCCGGCCAAGGCGTTTCAGCTTGACCGAAAACCCGGCCTCAACCATGCGAGCGCGCCACTCATCCCGGCGACGGTTCCACTCGGCGTTTCGCCGGACTTCCCATCCGGGCTGCGCCATTTCTTCAGGGGTTGCGGGATCAAGCCACGGCATCAGGCCACCAGCATCGCAGCGGAGACCGTGTATCGCTCTACCTCGCCATATGACCGATGGTAGGCAACAGCCCGCGTGTCCCTCATGGAACGGTATCCCTTGAATGAGTGGTATGGGTCTTTCGGGGCGAGGGTCCGCAGGCTTTCAATCCTGACGCCCTGAACCTCCTTCACCACGTCATGATGAATGTGCCCGGTGTCGATGTAGCGATAGACCGTCTGGCCCCAATCTTCGGAGCGATCCACGGCCATCAGCAGGGGGAGATCGGCCATCTTCACCCGGTCGCCGTGGTGGCTTCCGAACAGGCATTTACCGAAGCGATGATACCGAAACACGTTCGGGCCAAGGTCGATCTGAACGCGGGGCTCACTCTCAAAATAGAAGGCCAGCGCCATCGCGAGGGAAAAGGCGGAATCCGGGTCATGGTTGCCCGCCAGCATCCAGACGATAACCTGCTCATGCTTTTCAAGCGCCCGCTCAATGACGTAGCGCCATGCCCTCGCAGCCATCAGGAGCGCGTGGTGGAAGCCCCGCTTGTCAACGTCCAGCGGGTTCTTGTGCCCCGGCGTGAGTGCGGAGCTATCGTTCGCGTGCATCACATCGCCGATGACTTCCACGATGCAGGCTTGGGCCGAAGGCGTGACCGATACCAGGCGGTCAATCCCTGCCCGCGTGATCCTGTCCGCCTCGTCAGTGTCGAACTCATCGCCCCCGGCTTCCGGGCCTGACGCCATGCCGAAGTGTGGATCGCCGAACTTGTAGACTACCAGCAGATCGGCGAGAACATGAGCCGGTGAAGGTGTGACCGGCGCCCTGCCCTTTGCGCCCTGACATAGCTCTTCGACAAACTCCCGCAGCATTTCCGCGCGGCGGTCATCGTCAGCAGCCGACTTGACCCACTGGCCGCGAGGCTGGCCTTCCTTGTCGTAGTAGGTCGAAACGCCCCGCACCTTGAACCCATCGGGAACCGTGTGGGTCATGTCGTGTTCTGGGGAGTGCCCAGCCAATGCGGCCTTGGCCTTCACAGCGTCGAGCACACGCCCGAAATTGCTGTGGTGTATTCCAAGCACCGCCGCCGCTGCTCTGGCGGTCCCGTGCTCCTCCAGAGCGTCCAACAGCTCCGCTTGTCTAGGTGTAGCCCATTGCCTCAAAGACGCCGGGCCGGTCACTAGCTGTCACCCTGGTTGCGGCTGCGGCGGTTAGGCGAGGCCGGGACAAAATACCGCTCGATAAGGTCCGTCAGGTGCTTGATCTGCTCTTGCAGCCGGACCACCTCGATAGTGGTCGCGCTGTGGCCCTCGATAGCCGCCTTTAAAGCCGCCGCCTGCGTCTCCGACATGGCCGCAAGGGCGTTTACCCTGCCCTCCAGCCTGACAAGCCACACAACGCCGCCTAGCGCCGCCAAGCCAATGGTTATCGCTTCCGCAGAGACCGGCATCGCTCACTCGCCGTTAAGGGTTGGGAATACATCGTCAACCGTCGCGCGTGACGCGGCCCGGCTGCTCACTCAGTCAGGTCGTGGCCCCCGGATGTTGACGCATCCGGGGAGCCGACTAGGCGACGGCCTCAAGTTCAGCGATGCGGGCGGCCTGTTGTGCAATGATGGAGTTAAGCTCTCCGGCCTCAGTCGCCCTCGCGTCCAGTTCTCCTTGCAGCCTCGTCACGGCAGCCATCGACGCGGCGGCGGCCTGGTCAATCAGACCAGCCAGCGCGGGCGTCCCAAGGTCAACCGGGATCGGGTCCTGCAGCTCGTTGCGGATCAGCTCGCCGCCCATGACGGTGACCTTCCGCTCATAGAAGGCGGCGCCCTTGAGTTCGCTGGTCAGTTCGTCCCAGCGCAGGAGCAGTTCGTAAGGACGCAGTTCGTTGCAGTCTTGCAGGGCCATGTTCTATCCAATCAGCCAGTTGGTGCCGTCCGAGTAGACGGGGATTTTTGTGGAGCCGCCGCCAGCGACGGTCGATGCAAAGGTTGAGGCGTTGGCGTCGCTGACAAAGGCGCGAAGGCCGTTGGTCGCGGTCGGGAGCGTGGCGACCGTGTAGACCTTGGTTAGCACCGCCCCATCTACGTCGAGCTTCGCGTTGGCGTTCGGCGCCGTGATGCCGATGCCGACTTTGCCGTTGACGTGCATCACGTCGTTCGCGCCAGCGCCGTAGAAGCAGTAGCCGTTGGTGACGCCTGTGGCCTTCTGGGATTCGGCATAGAAGCCGTAGGCGTTCGTGATGCCCGCAGAGGTCGTCGCTAGCGGGGATAGCGCGTAAAGCGCACGGGCATTGGTAATCGCATTAGAGGCGTTGTTTGATGCGATGAAGCCTTGCGCTCCAGACACGTTCGCCACGGACCCAGCGTAACGGCTTTCAACTGAGAACGAGAACCCTTGCAGCCCGCCCGACAGGGCATTGATCAGGATGAGATCGACGCCCTTCGCCGTGCCGGTCGTGTCAACCCGCTCGTTTGAGCCGTTGGCGATGTTCAGGACTACATCAGCCGAGACCGCGGCGCGATTGAGGGCCATGTGCCCGTTGGCCGCCCCGATGGCCGCGAGGACCGTGCCGCCGGAGGTAGTCGCCTGGAACACATCGGCGGTCTGTGACGCGATGGCCTGCGCGATCAGCGAGACGCGGGTAGTTGAGGCGCTCTTGATGTTGGCCTGCGCGGTCGCGGTCGCGCTGCCGACGAGGATGCGCTGGCTGGCGTCCTGTTCGAGCCCCTTCACGCCGCCCGTGGTGAGCGCGATAGCGTCCACCGCCGGGAAATAGATGCCCGTGTTCGTGTCCCCGGAGGCATAGATCCCCGGCGCTGACACCGTGCCGGCGACAACACCCAGCACGCTCGTCAGAAGGCCGCCGGTAAACGATCCTCCGGCCGCAACCTGCCATGACGGGGCCACGCCTACGCCGTTGGACGTCAGGACATAGCCGGACGTTCCAGCCGCCAGCGCCGAGAGCGCCGTAGTGGTTGAGGCATAAAGGACGTCGCCCACCGTGAACGATGCGAGCCCGGTCCCACCGTTGGTCGCCGCCAGTGTCCCGGTGATGCCCGTCGTCAGCGGAAGCGCGGTGCAGTTCGAAAGAGTGCCGGATGCGGGCGTGCCGAGAACGGGCGTAATCAGCGTGGGCGATGTGCCGAACACCAGGGCGCCGGTTCCGGTTTCATCGGTCACGGCGGCCCGCAGGTTGGCGCTGCTGGGCGTCCCGAGGAACGTCAGGACGCCCGTCCCGAATGTGATGGTGTCCTGCTTAGCGTTCAGTGCGGTTTGCAGGTCAGTCTGGCTCGAAAGCGTCCCGGTGATCGAGCCCCACGCCCCACCGCCAGACGGCGCAGACCATTGTGTGTTGTAGTTCGTGCCATCGATTTTGGAGAGGACTTGACCTGCCGTTCCCCCAACCGGAACGCCCTGCCCTGTTGCTCCGGTGGCCCCTGTTGCTCCGGTGGCCCCTGTTGCGCCGGTCGCGCCCGTGTCGCCCTTCGTGCCCTCAAACCGCACAATGACAGACGGATCACCCGTCCCGCTGGATTGCACAATGACCGACGCCCCGGCGTAGCTTGCGGCCACACCATCCACCGGATCGGCTCCCGTGGGCGCGGTTCTGAACCCGCTTGACGTGATCGTCCCGGCCCACAGGTTGCGCGGGTTGGTCGGGGTTTCGTCATTCACCGCGAACTGGCAGGGCTGGTTAAGGCCCAACGTCGCCACCTGGGCTCGCGTAAGGACAATCTGTCGGGTGTAGTTATCCGCCCCAGCCGTGAGGGCCACGCGGACCTTGCCCGCCACCTCGAAAAACAGGTCCGACGCGGAAATGTTTTCGTATACGTCAGCAGTAGCCGTTTCGATTTTGAACGTAATGACCAGCCCGGCGCGGCCATGCACGTTGATATTGCCGAGGTCATCGACCACGGCTTTCTGAATAGCGGTCATGTCGGGGCCTTCAGGTCAGAGACGCGATGTAAAGCGCAAGGCGATCCTCGCCCGTTTCCGGGTCAATGCGTCGCTCGATGCGTGGGGTGCTGTTCAGGTCGGTGACGTAATCCCGCCGCCCGCCGACCTGACCGTCCGTTGCGATGACCGCCAGCCCTTCCACCTCGTTCAGCGCGAGGTCGTCCGCTGAACAGGTGATGCAATGCGAGATTTCGCCGGTCGTCAGATCATAGAAAACGTATGTATTTTCCATCAGGTGGACTTCTTCAATTCCACAACGGACATGTAACGCGTAGTAATCTCAATTGAGCTTCCGCTGGTGTTCCGAAGATAAATGCGGAACGTGTGGCTGCCAGCGGCGACGGGTGATCCCGTAACCAGCACCTTGAACGCGCGACAGTGCTTAAATGTGTTAGTGTTGCCGGACTTAAGCGCCCATTCGATATGGTGCGTTGTCTCAGTCGTCCCCGTCACATTGAACGTGCTATCAATGTGCAGATAGTAATAATACTCAGCGTTGTTTGATACCTCTTCGGTGATGAACGCCTCAACCTCTACCGGCTCGCCGGTCGTGGTGATCGTCACATCCGAAAGCAGGTTTCCGAAGTTTGCGGACGTGCTTTGGCTGGTCTGCGAGCGGAGGCTTTCCGAGTAGTATGTTCCGATCTGGTGCGCGGCCTTGGCGGCAAGTTGCGTAGTGTCCACCGTGCCCGTCGCAACGCCACCGCCTGCAACATAACCTGTCGTCACCGCAGAGAGGGAAAGCCGCGAGCCTGGAACGCCCTGCACATTGCGATACGTCACGCCCAGCACATAGGACGTATTGGCCGTCAGGCCGGGAACCTCAACGCGCGTGGTGTCGGGGCCGAACTCGCCAACCGGATTCCAGATAGAAGCCGCCGCCGTCTTGTATTCGACGATGATTTTTCCGGTGTTGACCGACGAGGGAACCGCCCCGGTCAGGACCAGCGAGGGAACGCCACCAGTGCCCGCCGCCAGAGCCCAATCAGAGCTTGAAGGCGTGGTGACGCTGGTGGGATCGGTGTAGCCCAGCGAAGGGGTAGAGGGGAGCGTTCCCGTTCCCGACAGCGCCCAAGCGTGTTTCGCGTTCGTCTCGCTGCGGAACGTGACCTGAACAAGCCCGGTTGCCGGGTCAAACGAGCGCGAGAGGACAAGGCACTTCTGGCCGGACAGGCCGAACCCGTCTTCGGTGATCGTGAAGCAGTCGCCGGGGTCAAGGTCGCGCAGGTAGGGCTTCAGCGAGATTGTGCCGGTGATGCCCTCACGGCTGTCCGCAATGTCGTAGCGGGCGAGCTGGGCGGCTTGGTCAGCGTCGGAGACGTAGGCGTAATCGATGCCCCGCGAGCGGGTCGCCCCGCCGTCTTCGGTGACATAGGTTGAATTGCTGACCGGGGACAGATCAACCATTTCCCAATCGTGCGTTGACGACACACAGCGGGGGATGGCGGTATTAATCCGGCCCTCACGGGGAGCCCCGGCCTGAAACTCGAAAGGCCCCGCCGTGTCGTCCGCCGATATGGTGACGATGGATGACGGCGCCGCAGCGCGAGACACGCAACTGATTTTTCCGGCAGTCCGCGCGGGGATCGCCCCGGCAGTTTGCAGCAGGGCCGCATAGACCTGGAATTTATCGTCGAGGCTGTAGGCGACAGCCGAGCAGGTCCATCCGTTCGTATCGGCCACGTTCGCAGCGGCAATCAGGGCGTCAACATCAATGGCCCCGATGGAGGCCCCAATGCCCCCGACAAGGATGCTGTTTTCCTTCATGCCGAGCGCCCAATTCAGCGCATGGATGGCCCCGTTGGTCGAATAGACCCACGTTGACCGGGTGGCGAGGCGACAGGTTCCCGAGCCGCCGGGGTAGGTGCTATCCAGCCGGGGGTCGTAGCAAAGCACCCCCTGCACTTCCTGAATAACCTTGGGCTCCCCGGTGGGCCAGCGGCGGAAGTCACCATCCTGAAAGAGCGTGATCATGGAACACGCCTTGCCGGACAGCTTGTGGCTAGAACCCCAGCCGGTCATGCTGTGGGCGCTGGGCAGGGTGGCCGGTGAGGTCAGGGCCGTGTCGGGCTGGGCGCCCAACTTGGTCTGCCGCCAGAGCTTGGCGGGTGTCCCGTCCATCTGCTCGCCGGTAAAGGTCTTAACCGTCCCATCGACCCAGAAGTCGCCGTAACCGTTGACCGGCCCGGCCCCGCTGTAAACGGTGACAATGCCCTGGTATCGGTTATCCGGCCCGAACGTGTCGCGGTGGACGATCTGCCCGGCAACGCCACGAAGGCCGAAGATAAACGGGATCGGCGCGTCAGGGTCAGCCGACCATTCCGAAGGCCGCCCTTGCGCGGCGGCGACATCGGGAGCCATGAGCCCGGCAAGGCCGATATAAGCGGCCGCCTCCAGAACTGTAGCTGAAATAGTCGCAACAGTGGCCAAAGCCGATGATGATGCGATGAAGGCCGTTCCCGCTGCGGTGACGCCAGGAAGGGCCGCTGCAACAATGGCCGTTGCAGCCCACGCGACTACCTGCGGCATGGGTTGCACCTCCACGCCGCAACCGCGTGGTTAAGGTCGGGCTGCAAAATCATCGCATGGCCCTCCCAAATCCCCAGAACGCGCTTGTTCCCCACGGCCACCGTCAGGGCCATGTCCCAAACGTCGCCCTCACAGGCCAAGCCGATTACATCGCCCGCCGTCGCCATAGCCGGGGGGATGCGAAACACCCGATCGCCGAATTGATCCATTGCCTCGCCAAGCCCGTTGACGCCGAGCGAGCGCATAGCTCTCAACGCCCCGTGTTCGGTGCTGTAGGTCAGCCCCTTGACCAGCGATGTTGCGATGCCGAGGTGCCGCAGATTGTGCGAGACGATCCGCCCGCAATCGACCTTGCCCCACTTCATCGGCTTGCCGTTGAACCGATCAATGCAGGCCTGTGCGGCTTCCCCGCGAATGACGATGGGGGCCTTCATATCTGCACCGACTGACCAAAAATCCGAACCGACTTGCCCTTGATTGCCGACGTTGCGGGATCGTTCGCGCGCCAGTAAATCTTGCGGCGAAGGCGGGTCACAAACTCCAGCCCAAGCTCACCAGACCACGCCACCTGGTGGAAAGCGTCCGACAGCTTGCGCTCCATATTCGGCTCAAGCAGGCGACCTTCTTCGGTTCCACATTCCAGCGTCAGGGCGTAGGACGCGCCGCTTACCGAAAACCGGGGATAGTCCAGTTCCCCCAGAAACAGCGTCTCGACCGTGCCGATGCTGGCGCCCGTGGAAGGGTCCGCCGCACCCTGGTATACCGTAACCACCGACCCTTGAGCCGTGGCCGCTGCGAGCGCGCTAATGGCCGCAGACGATGGGGGGTAAAGGGTGATGGTGCAGCGGGTCGCCTGCCCGTCCGCGCCGTCGCTGATCGTCTCGATGCCGCCGAGCGTTCCATAGGTGGCGTCTTCAGCGGAATACACATTGCCCGAGATCGTCACCACGCCGCCGTCAACCAGCCGGATCGTGGCCCCGCCGGAAATCGAAATCGCGACAGCCGTAAACACGACAGGGGCCGAACCCTGCCATGCTGCCTTAAGTGTCGCGTCCATTACTTGCGCTCTTCAAGCGTGAAGGTCAGGCCTTCGACCAGCCGGTTAACGCTGATCCCGAAAGCGCCATCGGGGACCGAAACAAACCCCTCAACCTTGGCCGGGTTAACGTTCAGCGCCGCGTTATCCGCAGGGCTGGCGCGCAACATCGGGCGCACGGTGAGCGTTGCCGCACCGGCTCCCGATGCTGTGACCGCCGCCGTGGTCTGATAGAGATAGAGCAGGCTGGAAACGCTGACCGAAAACCACTTGCCCTTCGGGATGACGTAGCCATTCGTCCAGCCGTCCGTCACCAGCGAGGAGCCGGTTTGCGAGGCCCCGTTGACCAAGGGCGTTCCGGGCGAGCCGATGGTGATGCCCGGTTCCGGCAGGTTCAGAATTGCGGTGTCCGCTTCCGTCAGAAGGTCCACCCAATCCAGCGCCGCCGCGTGGGTCATCGGGGGCAGTTCAACATCAAACGCCCATCGCGAGCCGAGGCGGTTGATCCGCTGGACCGACCCGCCAAACGCCGACCGCAGTTCAGCCCGCGCCGTAATCAGCCGGGGGGTAATCGACCGGGGAGCGGGTGAGGTCGGAAGGGTAACGCTCATCGGGCCACCCTGTAGCGTGCAGCCTTGTCACGCATGGCAGAGGCGGACGCGACCTGACCCAATACCTGGGCATTGCCGCGCGCCACCCGCTCATTGACCTGGTTCAGAAGGTCTTGCGTCACTACGGCGCCGCGCATGTCGAACACCTGCATCCCCATCGGGCCGTTGTCGTTTCCGTGGGTGATGTTGACCATTTCGCCCGGCGTCGCGCGGAACTGCACAAGCTGGCTATCGGTCCCGCCCGCGCCGCCAACGGTGAAGTTGCCACCCGTGGCAAAGCCGGGGATTGACGAGCCGCCGCCGAACATGGAGCCGAACAGGCTACCGATTGCCGAGCCGAAGCCGCCGGTTGAACCGCTGCCCATCTGTGAAAACAGGTTGAAGATTACGTCCGCGAGGTTGTTAAGCGCCTGTTCCAGCCCGCGCTCTGCACCTTGGCGCATCCACTCGCGCACGCCGTCTTTGCCGTCACGCAGAGCGGCCATAAGTCCGCTTGTGAACATGTCGCGGAACGCTTCTTTGCTGGCCTCCGTAGCCGCAACGATGCCCGCCGTGGCTTCATTCATCCGATCTTGGGATGTAGTGGCGCTATCAAACATACCGCGCGCAAAATCAGCCGGGTTGTATCCCTCAATTGGATCAAGGCCGGTTGCATAAATAAGCTCTTGTTCAAGAGCCATTTCCATCGGGAACACGCCGTCAGGATATTGCGCCCTGATGGTTTCCTCTGTGACCCGACCAGCCGAAATCGCATCTTTTACATTTTTGGGAAGGGGGCCGTTCCATCTTGGCTTGGCCGCAGCGCGGGAACTCCCACCGCCGCCGCCACCACCGCCGCCACCGCCACCAATAGCCGAAGTTGCGGGGGCTACAGGGCCATCTGAAATACCCAGCGCGGCGCGATTGCGGCCCCGGCCCTGCGGTCCCCGGCGGCTGTCTGCCTGAATCTCCGCAGGCGTCGGAAGATAGCCGCCATTCGCAGCGGCGCGGCGGCGGGCCTGATCATAGTTCCACGCGGTGCGCGAGCCGACAGGATCATTCGGAAACGCCTGCGCCATTGCAGCGGCAGAACGATTGCTGAACTCCTTGAGCCGATCAATCAGCGGCCCCAGCTTCTTCGTAACGTCAACAATCCAGACGCCCATATCGGCGAACGCAATGGAGAGGTGTGCGCTGATATACTCGCCCATCACCTCAAGTTCGCGGTTAGCGTCAGCCGCCTTGGCGGTGAGTTCGTTGGACATGACCAGCCCCAGGTCGCGGGCCTTGCCGGTCAGTCGCTCAATCTCAGCCCCGCCTTTTTCGAGCAGCGGAACCATATCCTCGACGCCAAGCGCCTTGGCGATCTTCACCCGCTCTGCGGTCGATTGGAGGGTCTTGATCCTGTCTGCAAGGATAGGCAGGAAGTCCGCCGCGTTGTTCACGTCCTTCAGGCTTTCGCGCGTGATGCCCAGCGCCTCAAAAACCTTCTTGACCTTGGCGTCCCCGACCCCGGCCTTATACGCTCCCAGCGTAGCGTTCAGGCCCTCAAGGCTACCCTTAAGCGCCTCGGTGGTAATGTCGTTTTCATGGGCGGCAAAGGTCAGCTCTTGAAGCTGCTCTGCGGTAATGCCGATCTTGGTTGACGCCGCCGCCAGATCATCAGCGAACCGCAGCGCATCCTTCATGCCCTGAAACGCTACCACCGCCGCGCCGACACCCACACCGGCCACAAGGCCAGCCGCGCCGATCTTGTCGAGGACCGTGCCGACCGGGCCAAGCCCGCCGAGCATGTCGTCGCCCAGCGACCGAACGCCGCCCGCCATCTTCTTCGTGTCGCGGTCGAATTGCTGGAGCTTGGTCTTTGACCGATCAATGCCCTTGTCGAACGCAGCGGTTTCCGCCGACAGGCTGACCCGAAGCGCACCAATCACCGAACCGGCCATCAACTATCCTCCGGGGGTGCGCCAAACATGGCGTGGAACGTCGCTTCGATTTGTTCGGAGGTCTGCCGCGCCGCAGGCTTGGCGACGCCATCCAGAAACACATCAAGCGGGGGGAGCTTTTCGCTGGTCCGCGACATGACCACCGTATGCCAGACCGACCACCGCATATCGCGGCGCTGGCTGGAAAGGGCCTTCAGCTTGGCCGCGATCCAGATACGGAACAGCCGGGGCGTGAACCGCCAGAACTGCCCATCATCGGACCCGCCAAGTTCCCAATAGACGCCAAGGGCCCCCTTTATGCCCCGGTCTTCTTCTTCCGAGCCGGGGCCTTCAGAGGGTTTCCGCCAAGCACCTCGTTAAGACCGGCCACTTCATAGGCTTGGCCGATCAATTCGCGGACCTTGGGGAGCGTCAGCCGGGCAATCAGATCGCCCACGTCTGCCAGCGTCAGGTCGGCGTGGTGGCGCTGCAAAGCCGCCCAGAGCGTGGCCCTGGTAGCCCGTGGCCCGTTCCGATCATCGCCGGGAGTAAGCACTCCCTCCAACTCGCACAGGGCGTTGAAATCGAGGACGAGCTTGTAAGCCTCGCCCTCAACCTCAAACCCGACTTCACCCTTCAGGGGGTTAGCCATCTATCACCCGTAAGTCGGAACGCCGGTAAACTTGACGGTGAAGGTCATTTCCATCTTGCCGTCAGGCGTCACAGAGGCCGGGGCGTAAGAGGTCACGAAGCACTCAATCGAGATATATTTGGTGTTCGCAAACGTGACCTTGAACGTGCGGACCAGCCGGTCAGTGCCCGCCGTGCGGATCAGAATGTCCGTCGCATCCCCGGCCAGCCAGTTGACCGTCACCGACGCCTCGCCCGCATCGGTCAGCGTGGAGATAAACTCACGATGGCCGGACGTGGACGAAAGGTGCGTGGCGTCAACCGTGCCAACCGACAGGTTGAGCGGGGTAACGCTGATCACCTCACCAACGGAGGTGAGCGAGCCCGCCGCGTTGTCGAGTTGCAGAGTCGTGCCGTTGCCGATGACAGCAATGGTCATTGGTGTGTCTCCATTATGGGTTTGCGGGCCTTGCCAAAGGGCGAAATGGGCAGGCCCGCGAGGGCTACGGGTTGGAGTGCCAGACCCGGAAGTCGAGGCTCACGCGGTGCAGCCGGGCCGAAGGCGTGTCGCCCTCGAATGACTGCCGCTCGCCAATCTGAAACGTTCCGCCAAAGTCGATCCCCGACCGGCTCCACGGCTGCTTAGGAAGTGACACCTTCACCGCCCGCGCCAGCCCGCGAGCCTCCGAAGCGTTCGTTCCCCAGCAATCAATCTGGACGCGGGATTCAGCCAGGTCAGATTGCCCGCTCAGGTGATAGGCCGGAACGGACGAAATCAGCGTCACCACAACGCACGGCGTGTTGTCGTTCTGCCCGCGCATCGCCGGACGGATGCGTGTTCCAGCCAGCCCGTTGACCGGAGGCGAGCCCAGAAGGTGATCAATAAGGGCCTGTTGCATTAGCCTGCCCTCAACGCCTTCATGGCCGCGCGCTTGGCCGCACGTTCCGCCGTCTTCCTGATCTCTTCGCCCATGCCGGTCTTAACGTCGTCCAGCAGTTGGCCCTTTCCCGCGTCCCATGCCGGTCGCATGTAGGGTTGCGCCGCCTGCTTGACGGTGCCGAACTCCTGCATGATCGCTTGGGGGTAGCCGTCGCGGGTCGGTCCCATCCAGACGGTGACATTCCCGTCCTTGAACCCGAACCCGCTGACCGACGCCATCCGACCAACCTTCAGCTTGTCGCCGGTCGCAATCGAGCGGTGAAGGTCAGGGGCGCCTGTTGACGGGTCGTCTGGCGCATACCCTTCCGCCGCCTCGCGCATGGGCTCCAGCGCCTTTAAAAGCGTGCGCCTGACGACCCCGCGCGCGGTCGAGGTCTTCATTTCCGTTAGCGCCTTTTCGAGTTCCTTCAGGCCCTCGATGCGGACGGTCACTAGGCCGAAGTTCCCCAGATGATGGCGCGCAGATCAACGCCGCTTCCCGAGGAGCTGTTCGCCAGCTTCAGAATATCGCCCGTGCCCGCCGTCACGGTCCAGCCGCCAACCGGAGCGGTCAGCAGCAGTTCACCGCCGGGGGGGATGGTCAGGGTGATCGTCCCCGCCGAGAACGGACCCACAAAGGGGTTGGTGCCGTTGCCGACCACAACGCTGTTGGTGTTCGTATTCAGGGCGTAAATCCAGATGCCCTTGACCTTCGCCAGGGCGAGCGAGCCGTTGAACACGTTGAGGTCAGCCGTCCCCGTAAGGTCGATGCTGTAGGAACTCGACGCCGCAATGGTGCGCGAATCCGCATAGATCACATCAGCCTCACCCGAGGCGGTGCCCTGCGCGAGCGAGGTCATCACGGGCGCCGGGGGCTTCCACGGCATAGAGCCCAGATCGGGCGCGGTTGGCGTGAAAAAGCCGCTGAAGTTAACAGCAACGTCGAAGGCCATAGTCGGTCCTTTCAGTCAGCGCAGCGCGCTAGGTGTAGAGGTTGTCTTGGTCAGCCCGCGCGCAGGCAGTGATCTCGATTCCGTCACGGCGTCCGACTTCCTTGACGCCCGTGATTTCGTATTCCCGGCCCTCGCAAGCGCAGCGGTCCTTCGGGTTCAGGGTCGCCAGATCAACCGACCAGCGAACCACAAACCGCGTGGTGATTTCCGCCCCGACCTGTTGCGCCCTGACCTTCTCGCCGTCGCTAACGTCAGCCTTCGACGCCCAGACCGTGGCAAGGTCGGTAAACCCCTCCACATCCTCATTGAGCGCGTTAGTCGTCACGCCCCGGCGCCGCAGCGTCAGGCGTCGGTCCAGCGATCCGGCGCGCATCAGATCAGGTGCAGCTTGTGATTGGCGAGCAGCGCCTCGATAGACGCCGCGCTGGGGATCACTGACGCCGTGTCGCCCACCAGGGTCGTCTCACGGAAGGCGTAAAGGTCCGCCAGCGCCAGCTTGAGCGCATGGATGGTTTCCGGCGGCTGGGATCCAGACGTTCCGTAACCAACCACCGCAACAATGGTGATCAGCGAACCAACGCGGATCGTGGGCCAGACCTGATTGTATTTAAGCACAATCGACGGCTCCAGACCCCACAGCCGCGCCTCATAGACGGACGTGGAGAGGGCTTGCGTCGCCCCGTCAGTGTCCACGTAGGCAATCGACGTAATCGACGCCACAGGGGCCACAGGAAGCCAATAGAGGTCGGTCCAATCATCCGTGCGGAGCGTGACCGTCTGCGTATAGAGCCGCGTTCCCGTGCGCGATTCCACATGGCCCCGCGCCGCCGTGATGAGCGTGGTGATCAGGTCATCCTCTGAGGTGCCGTCAACGCGCAGATGAGCCTTCGCATCCTCCAGCGTGACAGGTTCCGCAGCCGCAGCCGTGGTGACGATGACCGGGCGCCACATGGGTTAGCCCTTCTTCCGGCTTTCCACCGAGGAAGCCTTAACGGCAACCTCGATTTCTTCCTCAATGACGGGGACGGCGTAACCGGCCTGAATGAGCCGGACGGCTTCCGCACCCTGGTAAGCGTCGGTTTCCTCGCCGTTCCGATGTTTCGGAAACAGCGCGTCCGTGGTGATCAGGAGATTCATTGATCAAGCCCCCGATCAGGCGACGGCTTTGATGACAATGAAGTTGATCACCAGCACGTTGTCACCCGCAGCCGAGGCGTGAAGGTTGGTGAGCTGGAGCTTGAAGCTGCCAGCCGCAACCGCCGAAGTCGCCACGATGAACGAGCCCGCCGAGGTGTGCGTTTTGATGCAGGCAACCACCACATCCGTCGCTGCAACCTTGGAATTGGTCACGGTAAACTCAGCCTCGCCAGCCGCCGCAACCGTCTGCGAAACAGTCGTGATAACACCGGAGTAAGCGTTGCAGGTGACGCCCGTGGTGATGCTGGTGCCCTGCGTAACCGCAGTCTGTCCTTGCGTGACGAGGACGCCATCCTCGTTCCGATAGCCCGTCGTATTGTAGGACATCGCCTACTCCTTCGATTTTGAAAAAGGTGCGGGGCGAGCCGCAAAGCCCGCCCCGTCTTCAGGCGATCCGTTAGGCTTGGATCAGGTGCTTGACCGCAGCCGTGTCGCCCAGCTCGCCGTCGAGGCGGATCAGGCCAGCGATACCCAGGTCCGGCCAGAACCGCTCACGAACAACGCCGATGACCGGCGAGCCGACCTTGCGGACGTAGTATTTGCCGAAGTCGCCGAATACGACCGACTTCAGGCCGGTGGTCGCGGCGGGCATGGCCTGGTTCACGCTGTAGGGGGTGCCCAGCAGGGTGCCGGGGGCGCCCGTGCGAACGTCACCCATCTGCCAGATGTAAGAACCGTCGCCGTCCTTCAGCTTGCGGATTTTCGCCAGCGTTCCATCGGCGAACATGAACCGGGCCTTGGGGGAGGCGCGGTAAGCCGGATCGACCGAATGATAAAGATCAATCAGTTCGTCGAAGGTGATGGCCGTGGTCGAAGCGGCGGTCTTGCCAAGGCTGGAGGCGGTGACGATACCATTCGGATCGCCCGTGCCGTCGCCCGTGGTCAGTTCGGTGTTCGCGCGACGACCCAGACGCTCGCCGAGCAGTTCGCCAAGCAGTTGCTCCATGTTGAAAATGGAGTCCTGATTCAGCGCATACGACCACTTCACCCACTCGGTGTCGTAGATATAGGCGTTCAGGGCCTTTTGGCCGAACGTCACATCAACGCCGCCGTCGTCGGTGAGGGCGGTGCCTTCAGCCGTCTTTGCAGCCGCGACAGCCGTGTCGTCGGTGGTCGGGATGTTGATCTGCTCGCCCGAGGTGGTGTTGATCTCGGTGCAGATACCGGGGTCATACATCGGACCCCACGCCGCCATCGACTTGACGATGAAGTTCGCCAGGGTCGTCGGGACGGTGTAGCCGCCAGCGGTGTTGCTGGTCGATTGCACACGCTCTTCAACGAAGCCAGACTTGAGAATGGCGCGCTGTTCCGAAGGCAGGTCGCCAACGTGACCACCAGCGCCGATCATGGCCCAGAAGGCTTCGCGGTATTCTTCGGCGCGATTGCCGCCGCGCTCTTCGTGGCGGGCTTCGCCGTCCGCGTTCGGGCGCTGGCGCTCGCGCTCTTCCTGCTTGCGCTGGCTGAACCGGGCCTCAACTTCGGCCAGCTTGCGCTCGCGCTCGATCAGGTTCTCGATCTTGTCGAACTCAGCCATGATGGTGTCATGGCGCGCGTCGAGTTCAGCGGCGCGGCTTTCGTCGGTGTTGCTCTTGATTTCCTCAAGGGCGTCGCGGGCCTGCGTGACGAGGCGACCGCGCTTTTCGTGCAGTTCGGTGGACATTGGTTTGACCCATGAAAAAACCCGCCGAAGCGGGTTGAATTGGCGGCAGTAGCCCCGCCGGGCCTCACGCGGTCAGCGTGGGAAGCTACAGACCCCGAAGGGACATTTCGGTCTTGGCCTTCCGCAGGGAATAGCCAGATTGGTTATGGTGCTTGCGCGTTTCCTTGCGCGCCGAATCCAGATCGCGCAGCGCAATCGAGGTGTCGTCATAGGCAGGGAACGCCACCACGCTCACCTCACGCAGATCAACTGCCTCAATGGTCCGCGTCGGGATCGGGCCGGTTTCGTCCCACGTCTGCTTCGTCACGATGAAGCCGAACGACATTCCCGACACGTCGCCGCGCTCCATCAGCACAGCCAGGTCGCGCCCGTCCGTCGTGTCCGGCAGATCAATCTCAACAGCGAGGCCCGTCGCGTCTTCGCTCAAACGCAGGGTGCCCGCCGTGGTCCGCCCGATCACCCGCCCGCTGTCGTGGTCGATCAGCGCCCGAACATCCGCAGACATGGCGCTGGCAAACGCGCCCGGCGCGATCACTTCACGGAAGCTGCCGCCAATGTCCGCCGTGCTGTTGAAGACGGCTGCGTAACCACCGATGGTCCTGCCGTTCTGAGCGGCGCGGACCTCAACCGGACGGGTTAGCGTTCGGGTTTCCAGGGTCATTCGCCCCTCCGTTGTTCGTTGCAGGCTGCGAGCCCAGCGGAACCGTGGCGCCCTGTATGTAGAGCTTGTCGCCTTCCGGCATGGGCGGGCGGTTCTCATACCCGCGACCCTCATTAGGCGTCAGAAGGCCGTTCTGAACTCCCGACGCCATCGCCTCCATGCGGGTCTTGAAGTCGCCCCGCATCAGGCCTTCCATGTTGTGCTCGACGTAGCGCCCGTTTTTCTTCTGACCGAACAGCTTAAGGTTAAGCTCCTCCTCCAGCGCCTTCGCCCATTGGGTGATGACGTGCTTGGTCAGATGAAGGTCTTGCTGCTCGGTATTGCTGAACGTGCCGTGGGTCAGGTCTTGCAGGAACACCGGGGGCAGATTGAACGCCCGCGCAATTTCCTCAATCTGGAAGCGCCGCGCCTCCGTCATCTGCCCCTTGTCGGGATCGAACCCGACCGGCTTCAGGTCGTAGCCCGCCGGGATCGGAAACACCGCGTCATTCTTCGACTTGGCCGACGAAATCGCCCGCTTAATGTCGCCCTGTGCGCGCTTGATCGCGTCCGCACCGGCAGGCATAGGCCCGACCAGCGCCAGAGGCGGAACACCGCCACCAGCGAAGAAACCCGCCGCATACGATTCCATCGCCAAAGACAGGTTGATCGCCTTGGCGCAATTACTCAGCGGGCCGTAAACGTTGAGCTGGTCCGCCTTGAGCATAAACGGAACGTCGATAACGTCCGCCGCGTCGTAGGTCTTGCCGCCCTGGTATTGATAGAACGTCCTTCCACCCACCTTGATCTTGGTGGCCTTCGACGTTTCCAGCGGCCAGATGTTGTAGATGACCGGGCCGTCCCGTTCGATCCACGCCAGCCCGCGTCCAACCGTGAACACCTGCTGCCAGAAATACTTGCGGGCCGCGAAACTCGTCCACTCAGGATTAGGGGCCTCGTTAAGCAGGATTTGCAGAACCCCGCCGATGCGCTCCGATTTCCCGGCCTTGTCCCGGTATCCATGCAGCGGGAGATTTGCGAGGCTCCCAGAAAGGAACGTCACCGCCGCCTGAACAGCCGGAACCTTCAGCGCCTGATCAGTCGAGACATGACCACTGGTGGCCGTGTCGATGCCCATAAACGCCAGAAAGCTATCAGAACTCACGGGGACGCGCGGGTCTTCCGCGTTGCGCGTTTCCCGCGTTATGTCGTAGCCAAACAGCTTCATCAGGCCACCAGCGAGAAAGTCGGATCATCCCACGGGGAGGTCATCGTTTGCCCTTCTCCCGTCATCGCCGCACCCATTGCCATCGCGAGCGCCACAGCGGCGTCGATCTTGTTTACCGACCGGGTTTTCGCCAGCCAGGTATTGCCCCATTTGTCGGGCTCGATAACCGCCGACATCATCGCCGAGATCAAAACCGGATTGCGCTTAAGCCGTATCCGGCCCTCTAGCAGCGCATCCTCCAGCATCCGAAGGGAGCCGGGCATCCACATGCCCTCGCCACCGGGCGTCAGAGGCTTGCCCTTTTTAAGCCCGCCCTGCGGATGCTCTGCAAAGGTCAGGCTCAATCCGACTTCCGCCGCGTCTTCCTCAAACCGCCGGAACGCAAACCGGTCATAGGCGACTAGCTGAACCTCATAGGCCCGGCTGTATTCCACCAGCGTCTGGGCAACGTGCCGATAGTTGATGTTCTCACCAGCCGGTGCGTGAATGTGACCCTCGCGAGCCCAGACCGCATAGGGCAGCTTATCCCGTAGCTCCCGCGCCTTCAGCGTGTCGCCCGGCGTCCACGCCTCGACCCATGCGTCAAACGTCGGCTTGTCGTTCGCGTCAGTCCCGGTGCGGACCACGCAGCCCAGCGCCGTGATGTCCCGGTTCTGCGACAGGTCCAGCCCCAGCCAGACCTGCTCGCCCGCGTGGTCCTCAATGTCGAAGTCCGCGAGCCGTGGCTCCAGTGTCGCCCGGGTCATCCAGGCTGTCTCGGCATCGGTCCAGACGCAGAAGTGAAGCCGCAAAATCCCGTTCAGTTGGCCCGGTATCGAGCGCGCCTGCGCTACGGTTTCGGCCAGGTATTCTTCTGTGATCGTCACCCCCAACAGGGGGTTGGCCTTGATCCAACAGCTAGGGTCCGTCAGCGGATCGTCGCCGTCGTCGAGCGCGCAGACGTAAGAAAAGGTCGTGTCGTCCAGGACCTCGCCCAGATAGGTGGGGTCGGTCACCGCGTCGATGTTACCCGCCGCGACTTTGATGGCGTGTTCGTGTTCTTCCCAAGCCACCGAGTTACGGTCGGAGCCCGAGTTCGTAATCATGAAGAGAAGCGGCTCGCGGCGGAACTTGAAGCCGCGCTCCAGCATCTCGATGATCTTTCGATCAGGGAGTTCGTGAACCTCGTCGGCCAGAACGAAAAACGGGCGAGGCCCGGAGCCGGTCTTGCCCGTGTCCCTGGACACCGGACGGAAGAACGAGCCGCTGGCGTGGTGTGCGATGTTGAACTCGCGACCGGCACCGCCCGAAAACTCCAGCCGCTTGGCCAGGGCGGGCGATTGTTTCACCATCTTCACGGCATCGGCAAACAGGATGCCCGCTTGTTCCCGCTTCGCCGCCGCCGCATAAATCTGGGCGCCGGACTCGCCTGCCGCCGTCATGCCAAACAGGCCGATGCCACCGGCAAGGGGCGATTTCCCGTTGCCCTTGCCCTGCTCGATGTAAGCCCGGCGAAACCGCCGCCGACCGTCCGGCCGCTTCCAGCCGAACAGCGAGCCGATGATAAACGCCTGCGACGGGTCTAGCAGGAAAGGCTGGCCCTCGAACTGACCCTCACTTAGATGAAGGACCGTCTCGAAAAAGTTAAACGCATACTCGGCCGCGTCCCGGTCAAACTTGATCCCGTCCGTCCGCTTCAGGTCTGCCAGATGACGGCGGCAGGCGTTGCGGACGTGCGGTCCGGCGACAATCTCACCAGCCAGAACCGCCTTGGCGTATTCGGACGTGCGATCAGGCGAAGAAGCGGTCGGCAGGGTCTTGGTCCTGCGCGTCATCCGATACCTCTACTCGCGAGCGACTGGCGGGCGTGAAGCCCATTTCACTCGCCGCCTTCAGCATAATCATCGCCTGCTTGTTCAGGATCGACAGGTAGGGCGACTGCACCGGCATCCCGTTCGGCGTCTTGATCAGCATGGCCCCGCCGTTCAGTTTCTCGGCGGCTTGGCGGTGCAGGTCTTCCGCGACCACCCAGGCCACCAAGGTCGAGCGGTCGATGCGCTTCAGCAACCCGAACGGGGCGCTTTCGATGGCATAGGCCCAGCCGACCCGCTGGGTGTCCGTGAGCCAGTCCGGCGCGTCGTAAAGGTTGCCCCTTGGCTTCGGCTCGCGCTTGTTTAGCGCCCGCTTGCCGGGGTTGCCCGCGACCAGTTTAAGCGCCGTGGGTTTCTTCGGAGGGCCGGGCATTAGGCGGCCTCGTCAATCTGGAGCGCGCGGGTCGGAGTCTCACCGCCCAGAGCATCGGGGTGCGATGCCGCCTGATCTTTCGCGCGCTTGGGGTAGGGCTTGGCAAGCGGGGCAATCTGCGCCCGCATGGCGTCGTCTAGGGGCATTAAATAGCGGTGTTTAGGCGGCGTCTTTACGAGCCTGGCGTCCGGGTCGATGTTCTCGCGCAGCCATGCCTCGGACTGCCGCCACTTGCGATCGTGAATTGTCCGAGGGTGCAAGACTTCGCCCCTTACATGGAACTCCCGGTCTGCCTCCGTGCGCCCCGTATAGGTCCAGTTTCCCGCCTGATAGATGCCGCCGTGATGGCCCTGCGCCGTATCGGCAAACGATACGATCATCCGCAGGTTCGGGTTCGTTGTTTTGAGAAGCCGGAGCGCGATTGCCACGATGCGCGATACTGGCGTTTTGTGGTCCCGCAAGGCGACCCTGACCAATTCGGCCACATCGCCCGCAGGTCGCAATCCATAAGCGTCCCCGCGCGTACTGTTGCCGCTGCCGACGCCAAAGATCACCACGCCGATGAACCTGCCATCCTCCCACGCGCCGACCTTGGCCAGCTTGCTTTTCGGCATCCGACGCGAATAGTGCCACGTCTCGACCGCGTACTTTGCCGCAGCGTGTGTCGCCCAGTCGATCCTAAGCTGTGGCTTCACGGGAATCGAACTCCGTTTGGCAGTTCGGGCAGATCACCATCTTCGGCTCAAGTTGGTCTAGCCGCCCCTGATCCGCCTCCGTGCCAGGCTCAAAGTTTTCCGAGATCAGCAGGTTCGCCAACTCGCGCTCGTCAAAGCCGGTCAAGGTCATGTCGAAGTCGCTGTCGTCAAGATCACGCAACTCGACACTAAGAAGGCTCGCCTCCCAGCCCGCGTTCAGCGCCAGCTTGTTATCCGCGATAATCAGCGCCCGCTTCTGCGTCTCCGAAAGATGGTCGAGAACGATGCAGGGCACCTCGGCCAGGCCCAACTGGCGAGCCGCCAGCAGGCGACCGTGACCCGCGATGATCCCGCCGACGCCGTCAATCAGGACCGGGTTCGTCCAGCCGAACTCCCGAATAGAGGCCGCGATCTGCGCCACCTGAACGTCGCTGTGCGTCCGCGAATTGCGGGCGTAGGGGATCAGATCGTCAACCCGGCGCTGCTCGACTTGGATCGGCATCGACCCCCCTTAGCTAACTTGCGGATGTGAAAAGTTTGG